AGCAGGGCTTCGTAACCCTGCCTAGCTGATGTTGCGTAATGCATCATCTAATGACCCGTACAGAGGGGTTTTAATGCCTCTGTACTATCGGTCGGCTTGTTAAACACGTCGGCGGATATCTAGTGATTTCTCGGTATTCCTGACTAAAATAGAAAGGATAAAATACATGAGAAATATAGTAACCGCGCGTTCGCGCACGATCCCCAAGGAGCAGAAGCTCGCACAGGGATCGTTTGATAAATACCTCCAAGACGCTTATGTCGGGAGCCACACGTATCAATTCGTGGAAGACTTCCACAGTGTAGTAATCGAAGATTCTCCAACGGAGAATTATATTCGAAAATTACGCGGTGGGGTCATCATGATGAATGATTACCGTAAAACGGAAATCAAGATTCATGATAATCCATGTAATTGTGCGTGGCACTATCATTACTTCAAACCGCCTAACTTATCGGATAAGCAGGATAACATATGGACGAATTATTCGTCTAAACGTATTCTTGATTATTCGTTAGATGTGCTGAACAGCACTTCCGGTCCTGGGACTCCTCCGGAGTCTCAGAATTATGACTGGTTGATGAACAGCCTTAGTAATTACAACGTTGATTCGTTGGTTAATAAGGCGATTCTGTCTGTTCATGCGCAGCTTAATTCTTCTGACTTCCAAAGCCTTGTTTCGGCTGCGGAAATAAAGAAGACGGTGAGCACTTTTACAAGTGTTTTCCGTAAGGTCATCAGGTTAATCCCGATGATTCTTAATTATAGGCGGACCTTGAGTAACCTCTCAAAGAGAGGCGTACGCAGGCTAAGTAAAGACGCATCGCGGCAATGGTTAGAGCTCCGTTATGGAGTTCGACCCATCGCATACGATATGCGTAACCTCTATAAAGCTATAAATAGCATTATAGATGGACATACGAGGGTCCGTTTCTACTCTAAAGAAGAAATGGATCCTTTGTCTTATGAGATATCTGCAAATACTAACAACTTTTCAGTTGGGTATTTGCAATATGATTATCATTCGTTGAGCACCCGCACGGTCGAGGCCAGTGCCGGCATCATTGCTGATGTCGACATTGAAGGTCTCAAACGTGTGACTAGGCCCTTAGGGCTTAGTGAAATCACACAATCGGCTTGGGAACTCGTTCCCTTTAGCTTTGTTGTGGATTGGTTCTTCAACGTTGGTAATCTTATCTCTGCTTGGTCGCCCGCATCAAGTACCCGGATCCTAGGATCCTACGTGACTGTCCGAGATTCGTACAAGCATCTTAGATCGCTTGAACAGTTTCATGACAGCCGTGCCGGAGGATACGCCACGGTCAATGTTGACCATGACGGCATCTTCTGGGAGTACGATAATGTGGTTACCACGCGGTGGTCAAATCCATCCGTCCCAGCGATTCCTAGTCTAGATATTAATCTAGACGTCGCTAAGGTGGCGGACCTACTCGCCCTCGCTCGCACATTGTGGCGAAAGAGGAGATAACAACAGAAAGGTGTAAATACCATGCAAGCAAACGAAATCACAATCAATAGTGATGTCGCTAACGATGGGAACCTGGTAGCAAAGCTCTACCGCCGTACCCGTTACGCTAATACTCAGTCCCTTTATCAGGGACCGAATCATACGGTTGCGTCTCGCAATCAGTTGCAGTTTTATGTAACTGATCCGAAACGTTCCGGCGAAAGTCGAGGAATCTCGAAGTGTAGTCTAAAATTTACCCGTGATGGGCAATATGACAACGCTTCGGGTTCCGGGACTCTTGCCTTGCCGAAGATCGGGAGTATTAGCTTCGCGGTGCCCGTTGGGGCAACCGCTGCAGAGACGCTCGAACTTCGTCAAGATATGGCTGCCATCCTCTTGGATGAAACCATAATGACAAGTCTGATGGATGAATCCGAAGTGTAGGTCGTGTATCTTAAAACAGATTACACGGCTCACTAGGAGCATCATTGGGCTTGTCCCATTGGTCAGGATGATTATCACGCTACTACGAAAGTAGCGGTCATCCTGATCTTTTCTTAACATAAGTTCTTCATTGATATGAAATATACCAATATAAAGAAGCGTACTGTTAACAAGAAGAAGAATAATTCTTTTCTTGTTACACCACCACAGGACTACCCTTGGGTAGTACTGTCCAAGGCCCTAGGGGCCTTGACTGACTATCTAGATAGTTCCTTTACGGCTGAGGTCACTTCGATTATTCGTCGAAGAGACTATCAGTCGTATCTAGGACTATCTGACGTCTACGGGTTGCACTGCATTACTCGTACGGAGGAGATCGACTTGGCTGAATGCCGAGCCAGGCTCCTGATCGTTGGTCTGCTGAAGAAGTATCAGTTCCCCGCGGACACGGCTACGCTACGGGCCAATGCTATCGACAAATTTGTCGAAGCTGAAGCTCATTGCTCCACCGTTAACCGGACACTGAAGGAATCCCCTTTCGGGGTTCCCGACGAGGATATCGTTGGGGTTAGAAGCATTGTTGCTTCTATCCTTGGCGAGTTACCTCCGGGAATATCTTCAGACGCAGGTTGTAGGCATGGCCCAGGCAGCACCACTAGCAACTCTTCTATGGAGACTTCTTCGTACTTTAAGTACGGAGATCTTCCATATCGAGTGACTAGCCGTGCTGTTGATCACGCTCGCGCCCTGATCTCATCAGATCCAAGATGGCTTGGTGCCATCGAAGATAAATACCGCTCGGAAAAGGGTATCCCTAAATGGGCTATCCTTAACTGGGAGGTATTTTGGTCCTCCATTTTGGAGGTCAATGATGAGAACAAGGTAACCACTGTACCAAAGGACGGTCGTACTGATCGTCCTATCGCTATTGAGAATAATCTCAATATCATGCTCCAGCTCGGCGTCGACAATTACATTCGTAAGCGTCTGCGTCGATTTGGGTGTGATCTCAACACACAGGATCATAATAAGACCCTGGCAGGATTAGGCAGTATGGATGAATATCCATATTCTACCATCGACCTCGCATCAGCGAGTGACACGGTAAGTCTAAGAGCAGCAAAACTGCTCCTACCTGACGAATGGTATCGTTATCTCTGCGATCTTCGGTCTCCTTATGGGAGACTACCAGATGGCAGAAGAATACGATATAGTAAGTTGTCCTCTATGGGCAACGCTACAACATTCGTAGTTGAGTCCCTATTGTTCTTTGCAGTTGCCTTATATGGCACCCGCAAAACAATGGGAGCACGGTACAGATATCGGGAACACATAGCGGTTCACGGGGATGATATTATTATCCCAACAGACTGCTACCCGATCGTTACCCGCACCCTCAGCACTCTAGGATTCATAGTGAATTCCGAAAAGAGCTTCAGGTACGGACCAGTCAAAGAGTCTTGCGGCTCAGACTGGTACGAGGGTAACATGGTTCGTCCTGTATTCTTACGACGACCGCCAGCAAACGTCATGGATATCTATAGTGATCGAAACCGCCTCTTTAGGTGGTTTAGTCTCTATTTTCCAGAACTTGACAATAATATGTCTCGTATGGAATTAGATAGCCAGATGTGTTATTGGCTTGGTCGGAACCCGTTGTTAACGGGCCCGGTGTCAGATGAGGATTTTGCCAGTTACTGGCATAGTCCGACTCCGACACAGTCGAAAAGAAACAGTACGTATCGTACCTTATCCGTTGTTAACTCGGCGAAACAGGTCCATGGATGTAATGAGTTCCTGGTCAGGAAGCTCATGCATCCATTATTGGATTTGCAGCCGTGTTTAACACGAAAGCCGGATGAGGTCAGAGTTGGTGGCTCAAGATTCGCCGTTGTAAATCGGCGGTCGAGAGTTACCATGATCTATAGGTCTTTCCCGGACTGGGAAAGTAGCTACAGGGTTCATCGCTTGGCTCGCCTAGAAAACTAGACGCCCCATTCGAAACCTGACCAAAAGGTGTG